CTGTTGGTAGATAAACTCCATCTACCAAGGTTCCAGCGTTCTCAGACCATAGAAGGGCCTGTGGGCGCTGATATCTACGTCTTCCAGTTAAATATGCTGCGGTAGCCATTATCTTTGTCCTCTAATTCTTTGTGCATCAATATATTTAATTTGACTAATTACTGCATTAGCAATATCGCCAGAACTTGCATTTGACTGTGGAACTGTGATTCCAATATTATAATTATACATGGCGCTGGAATTATCTACTATACTATTATTGCCAGAAGACCCAGAACTATAAGAACTTGATTTTGGCATTTTAAAACTTGGGCTGTTCATTACCGATAGCATTGGACCATATTTATCTACAGAAGATTTACTCATTACAAATTCTCCTGGAGTTAGCATAGCTGGAACTGTGTCTGTTCCTCTTGAAAGTCCACCCTTTGCAAAATATTTAGGAACTAAGCCACCCTTTGCAAAACCCATTCCAACTCCAGGACGGAAAATTGCATCTTCATAATCAATTAAATCTTTAAATTCTTCTTCTGTTAATCCTAGATCATCCTTTTTTGTTACAAATCCACCGCCACCACCACCGCCACCACCGCTTTGTGCAGCTGCAACTTTTTTCCAAGCTTCTGCAATTGCTAAGACAGCTGCTTCTTGTTTTGCAAGAAGATCATTAACATTAGTCAAAGTTCCAGGAAGTGCATCTACAATTAATTTTTGTTTTTCCCATTCAATCTTTTGATCAGTAATAGTTTTAAGTGCAGCATCAAATTGTTTTTGAGTGTCATCATAAATTTTTTGTGCTGCCTCTAATTTAATATTTTGTGCATTAAGTTCTATATTTCTTTTTTGCTCAATTGAATATGTTAGTTGGCTAATTTGATATTGACGTTCTTCAATTTGAGCCCTTGTCATTCCGTTAACTATTAAGGCATCAAGTTCTTGCTTTCTAGCAGCATCAAGAAATCCAGTCTGTTGACCTAAAGCATTTTGTGCTGCAGATGCTCTCATATCTTGTGCTGCTGCTGCAGCTGCAGATATATCTCCTTGCGACAGCGCATCAGCTAATGTTAGTTGCTGTTTTTGTTGACTTGCTATTTCAGAATTTATATCTGATATTTTTTGTAATGCACTTGCCTGTAAATCATACTTATCATTAATTTCCTTTGATTGATAATCTATAATTGAAAGACTATTAGATAGTATTGCTGACTCATCATTCAATGGCTTTAGTGCAACTTCTGCATTTTTGTTTATTTCATTAATTTTATCTTGAATTTCATCAACAGCTTTTTTATATTTTTCAACTAATGGATTAAACCGTTGACTTATTTGTGCTTCTTGGATTCTAAAATGTTCCATAGCCTTATCAAATTCTTGACTAAAGGCTTCTATACTTTTTTTAACATTAGCAAAAGGATCTTTAACTATATCAAAACTGCCTAGCGCTTTAGCATTTTTATCTATTTCAACTCTTAACTCTTTATAAGATAAGTCTGCTAATTTTGGACTGTTAATAAGGTTTGCCATATTAACATCATTTACTAATTCTTCTGCCTCTTTTGCATCATACCCTGATTTAATTAAGCGCACATATGCATCTTTTTGTGCATTAATATCTTTTGTTTGTTGCTGCAAGTCAGTCAGTGCTGTAGCTGCACCTAATGCTGTGCCAACTTTGTTTGCTTGTTTTTCAGCAGCTTGAAGTTTTTTTACTAACTTTGCCCACTCACCTGTTCCAGCTTTAATTTTTCCTGCTGCCACATCTGCTGCAATCAAAGAATCTGATGCCATGTCTGAAGCAGTTTTTGCATTTACCCCTGCAGCCCTTAATATGTTATAGGCCTTTGCTTGTTCACGAATTGATTTAATTTTATCTTGCATATTGCTTAGGGCAGTTGCTGTTTTTGTTCCAGTATCTTCTGTGTCAACAAATTTTTTTGTATCTATTTTTGATGCTTCTGCTTGTTCTGCTGTTCTTTTTGCTATATCGGCTCTTGTTTTTGCTATTCTTGCAAGAGCTTCATCTATTTCTTTTTGTGTTCCAGTTCCGCTACTTACAATATTTAATGCATTAATTAGCTTAACCATGTCTGGTATTCCTGCAGTGGCTGCTTCTAATACTAGAATTGCATCTGCATTTTTTGTAATTCCTTCTGCAGCATTAGCAAGATTTTTATCTTTTCCTACAAGCGCCATTGCCTTTATAGTTTCTTTAGCAACTAAAAGATTACTATTCCCAGATTTAAGATTATCAGTCAATCCGCTCATTGCTGTATTATATGCTTCAACACCAATTTTCCCAGTTTCAAGACTTTTCTTTATTGCACCAAAACTAGCTACTTGGCTTTTTGTAAAAACATTTAATTGTTTTTGTGTGCTTTTTGCCATATTTTTTCTATCATACTCATCTTTGAGCTGTTGAGTAGACAGAGCTTTTCTTCCACCAATTAAGTCTCTTTCTGCTTTTGCATCTGTTTCTTTTAAAGAGTGAGCATATGATTTTGCAAATTTTTCTGCTTGCCTTTTTGCATTTTTAACAATTTCGGCTTGTCCTTTTTTGCTACTAATATCAATTGAAGCGACTTCAAAATTAATTTCTGTTTTTCCTGCTTCTTCAAGAAGTGCATTAATATATGCCTGAACATTTTCTTTTGGTGCTCCTTGAGAAAGTAGGGATACCGACTGAGCACTTAATACATCTTTAATTTGTGAATCTGTTGCATCTTTTAAGGACTTAATGTTTTGCTGGAATGTTTTATCTTCTTTAAGAGTTGTTTTAATATCCCTTATTTTTTGTCTTTCTGGATCTGATACAACTTTTGTTTTTTGTCCTATATTTGCAAATGGATCTTCACTTGGAGTAAAGCCAAGAAGAGGTCCAAGTTTTTCTAATTGTTGAGATGTTAAAAGTGCTGCATTTCCAAGACCTTGAATTTTTAGTCTTGCTTCTTCTTGATTTTTTTGAATAAGTCTAAACCCAACATATAGTCCTGTGGCAACAGTAGCTGCCATACCAATTGGACCTAAAAATACTTTTAATCCCATACCCACTCTTGCAAGGCTTCCAAGTAATCCAGATTTTCCTGCTGCCCCAGCAACTGATGCAGATTCTTTTGCACTAATCAGTGCGCCACGAGCTAAGCCCAATCTACTCTGAGCAAGTTCTAATAATTTTGTTTGAGTAAGCAAACTAGTAACAGCTTGCAAAGCAAACATGGCTCCAGTTACCTTTGCTATCATTCCAGCCATTGATCCAAGTTTACCGCCAGACATTGAAGCTACTCCTGAAAGCGATGACACTGCAAAAGATGCACCCATAATATTTCTATCAAGGCTTCTTAATCTATTTGTTGCATTTTCTGTTGCTCTTGCTTGTTCAATTACTTTTTTAGTAACGTCTGGACCTAAAGGTGCTTTTGCAGCTACCTCTCCCATAGTTATAGTGCCCTGAGTTTTTTTAATATTATACGGTTGTCCTGGAGTTATATTTCCAACAGTGCTTACTCCACGACTTGTGCTTTGTGTTGCAGTTTTTCCAAGATCTGCTCCTACTGCTGCAACTTCGTCTTTACGACTTTGCATTCCAATTTCAAGTCCCTTGCCAATATCTTCACCAGTTTTAATTGTATCTTTAGAAGGTGATGCTGTCTTTGCACCTTTACCAATGGAATCTACTGTAGCTTTTCCAAGAGTTCTGCCAGATGCCTCTGCATCATCTATTGCTTTTTTAAATGCAATTGAAAATTCTTTTGCATCGCCTGCTACTTTTTCTAACTCTAGTTTTGCAGTATCTGATAAATTTTTAAACTTTGCTTGTGCTTCTTCAATACTTAAGCTTATACCCTCAAGCATTTTATCGTTAATACCAAAACTGCTAAGCTGTGGATATGGTATATTTGCATCCCCACCAACCATTCTTGCTTGAGCTTGCCTATAAGTGCTATTAGGATCTTCTTTTGTCTTACTACTTTTTTCTACGTAAGAACCTTTTCCAAATGTAACTCTTTTGCCACGGACGCCTTTTTCAACAACTGGTTCATATGCAGTTTTAATTTCTTGCATACGTTGATACGCTTTATCAACTTCTTCATTGGTTGCTGCAACATTTTCATATGCTTTTCTAATTAATTCATTAAGCTCATCGGAAGTTATTGTTATTTCATTTCCAAGTTTATCATAACCACTTGAAATTTCTTCACTTGTGTATCCTAGTTTTTCTCCTAAAGATGTAAGGCCTTGTTTCATTTCATCAGTTAATTGTTGATTTATATTTTTAATTTCTTCAAGTGGAACGTTAGCTGATTCTAATTGAGTTTGTAGCTCAGTATCTCTTACTGGAGCATATTTATCGCCAACTAAATTTTCTCTTGTAAGTGCTAGACTTGCTTTTCCTTGCTTACTCATATCATTATTTATAAGCTCTAACTGTGATATTACTCTATTGTCAAATACTTTAAATGTTCTTGTTACTCCATCTTTTATGCTTGCAACAAGTTTTTCAATTTGTTTTCTGCCAACTTCATCTAAAGTTTTAGAAAACTCAAGAAGTTGTTGACCAGTCATTCTTTGATCTTCACCAAAGTGAGCCATATTCATGGCACCAGGAATTTTTACACTCTTAAATTGTGATCTTGTAGACTGTGAATCACCCTTTTTGCCAATTTCATATCCAGGAATATTTCCAGCAATCATTCCTTGAATTAATGGGGCATATTTCTTTGCCATAGCTGCTGGAATAACTGCTTCACCTGGAGTAAGCATTGCAGGAACTGTATCGCCCTTGCCACTTCCAGGAACACTTATAACTCCATTGGCATAACCTTTTCTTGCACCAGGAAGCATCATTCCTGGATTATTAAGCATAAACTTTTGACCAGCAACTGTTGCTTGTTGATATACCGCAATTAATTTTGCAACAGCGCTTGCCTCTGCAGTAAATTGTTGTGTTAGTCTAGCGTGTGATTGATCTAGTGAGTGTGCTGCTGCAGCTGCCTCAATTTGTTCCATTGTTAAATATTGAGTTTGCTCTCCAAGAACTTGTGATTGTCCAGTTAGCCTTAAATATCCATTGCGGAGAATCATTGCTCCTTTGACTGCGTTAGCAAGTAAATTAGCAAGCAAACCAAAAGTCATCAAGAATATAGGACCAAGACCAGCAATACCAAGAGTTATTAATGTAACAACTTTTTTAGTTCCATCAGAAAGATTTCCAAATTTTTCTAATGCGTTTGCAACAAATTCAAGTATAGGTGTAACTGCTTCTAGGAATGCTTTACCTACTGGTATTAATGCAACTTTAAGATCTTCAACAGTTTTCTTAAACTTATTCATTGATGATTCAGCAGTCATTCCTAATTCTTTTTCTGACAATGAAGACAGTTCTTCTACCGAAGAATTTGCCAATCCAAGAACACGGGCAGCCTGGTTTCCATCTTTTGCTACGTTAGCAAATAACGTTGATAGACGTGCAAACTGGAACTTACCAAACATCTGTTCGATTGCTTGTGCTCTATTTAGTGGATCTAATTGATTAAGGGCTGTTGCAAATTCTATAACTGTTGCTTTTAGGTTTCCTTTATTTTTAACAACAATATCATTTGCATTTATACCAAACTGCTTAAGCATTTCATTTGCTTTACCAGTGGGATTAATTAATGCTGCAAGACCAGACTTTAATGCGTTAGCGCCTTCTGATGCATTAATTCCACCTTCTTTCATTGCTGCAATAAAGAATGTTAAGTCTTTTACATCTCCACCAAGCTGTTGAATTACTGGGGCCACTTTTGGAATAGCAATTGTAATATCATCTAAGGATACTACTGTTTGGTTTTCTACTGCGTTAAGAAAGTTAATTGAATCTGCAAGTTTATCACTTGACATTCCAAAGGAGTTTTGAAGTGCAATTGTTGTTTCTAATGCTTGCTGACTATCAATTTGTCCAAGAACGGATAGTCTTGTTGCTTCTGTTGTTTGACGTTGTAAGTCTAATCCCTGAAAACCTGCTGCTGCTGCTTCTGCTGCTAGTCCTACAGTTTGTGATACAGCAATACCATATTTAGTGAATCCTCTTCCAAGTTCTGTAATATTATCTAGGGCTGCTTGTGTTTCTTCTTGTGGTGTGAATAAATCTCCATATACCTTTTTAAATTTAAGTGCTTGAGCTTCCATATCCATAAATGTTTTTGTTGCTGCACTTCCAACAATAGTTAATGGAATTGTAAAACCAACCATAAGTTGGCGACCTGCCCATTGTGTATTTTTACCAAAATTAAGAAGATTGGTTGATCCCTGTTTCATTAATTGATTAAACAAAGCTTGTTTCTGTGCAGCCATAGCAGTTCTTGTGCCATAGTCATTCATATTTAGACTAGTTGGAGTAATTGCCAATGCTTGCATTGCACCGTTTGTATCACGGCCTAACTTTATATATTGTGTTTGAAGTCTTTTTACACGCTCTTCAGCAACCTTGCCAATAGTATCAAATTCTGATTTAAATAATCTACCAAATGTTTTTGTAGAAGCTCCAGCATAGCGGAAGTATTCACGCATTGAAAATTTATTACCCTCAAGTGATGAGGTAAATGATTCTGCTGATGTCTTAACAGTGCGAAGCTCTGCAGAAAAAGCACCAATAGAGTTTATACTATTTAGTAAATTCTTCTGCAGAGACTTCTGTGCTATTGCAGCCGATTCGCTGCTTCTTGAAATAGATGTGTGAAACTGAGATATTTGTCTCTGCAATGACTTTAGTTGTGCTAACGCTGCAGACGTATCAATATTTACGCCAATATTAGCATTAACATCAGCCATCTATTACACCTTTTCTTTTATATAATTATTATGCGTTAAGAACGTCTGTAACAGATGACAGGTTAATGCCTGATGCTGCTTCAACAATCTTATACACAGTTGGTAAATCTAGAAGATCTTCCAACTTCTGAATGTCTCCAGCCAATTCTGGCTTATATTGCTCCATAGCAATTTGAACACATTCTATAAGCAGAGTCATTGATTTCTCATTGTCCTCCGCAACCTTTGCCACCCCTTCAAACTTCTTCATAAACGGACGAAGAAGTGATATCTTTAGTGGGCGAACGGTTATCTTTGTTCCATCAATGAGAGTGACTTGTTCAGCCTCATGTGTGGTTGTCGCCATTGTTTCCTCCTATAGGTTAAGTCAATTATAGCATAAAAGCACTATTTTGTTAGGTCTTCATAATCAAGACCCATGTTGATACCAAAGCCTGCTTTTTGTGCCTTTGGTCCTTGGAAAGATAATATATCGTTAGAGTCTGAAGTTTGTCCACCACTAAATACTCTTGCCTTCATGTCTTCCCATTCTTTTTGGCCCTTTGATTCTCCAGACTGAGCATCTAAATCTACTCCCTGAATAGCAGCCAAAAACTTTTTTTCGGTATAGTCCAACTCTCTACTTACTTCTATTGTAGCCATTAACTCTGGCATAGATAATGATTTTTCTAATTCTTGATAGTCTTTCCAGATACCCAGCAAAAATACTTCTGATTCTAATTTTGCTAGATCTAAAGTTTCCCAGGTTACTCCACTTTTTTCTGCCTGATCTTTAACTGGCTCTTCAGACTTTTTATTAATTTTAATACCAGCAGCCACATCCAATATAACATATAGAGTTGCTAAATCTATATTATCTTGGACAGTAAAGATGCTATTTGATATTTGTGGATAATATTGCTTCATACATATTCTTACACATTCTAGCAAAATATCAATTGCTTCATCATCATTACTTGTATTTTTTATACCTTCAAATGCCACCATAAATTCACGAAGATATTTAATCTTTAGTGGTATTATTTCTAATTCTGTATTATCGAATAGTAAAATATTTTGACTATTATATATTGTGGTTGCCATATAAATTCAATTCTACCATAAAACAACAAAGCCCATATCCGAAGACATGGGCTATGAAGTATAGTTAAACTATTATGATAGAAGATCTCCGAATGTGCGGTCAACGATCTTACCGTATGATCCTGAAGTATCCTCTGGTAGTAGACGGAAAGAAACTTCAAACATTGAAGCCTCATCACGCTTTGCTGAAACTGTTACGTTTTCAATTGACAAAGCACGGTATGCTGTGTAAACACGCTCCACGAATGGAGAATCTACGCAATCACCTGTGCCAGGTCCTATTGCAACAATTCCACGCTCTACTGGACATTCACCGATATCTCCTGCAGATAAGTTCAAAGTCTTACCTGTGTGAGTTGCGACGTTTCCAGTTAGTTCATCTGAGCCAAATGCTAGAGCCAAGAGAAGGTTCTCAAGGGTAGCTTCAGCAAAAGCAGTTGCAAGATTAACTTGCATACCTTGCTTGTAAAGCTTAGCAACGTCTAGAATTTGGTCAACTTGAACTTCACCGAAGTCTGGTTGGAACTGCATTTCTAAACCGTTCATGGTATAACCTACGTTAGTATATGCTGCATCATTTGAGAGTGTTTCTCTGAATGATACTTCAGTGCTAAAAGACTCCAATGTATTTGGAGTTAGGGTTGTGTCTGCAACAAAAAGTGCTGCTGCACCAACGATAATGTTGGACGACGTTCCACGGCTATATGGCATTTATTCACCTCTTTCTGTAAAAATAGATATTAAGTTTTTGGCGTTTGTTTCCTCAACTTAATTATAACACCATTTTATGTATATCTAGCGCCTACTGCATCTGTAGTATGATAATCATATTCAATAACCAGTTTATTTAGGAATAATGTCCTAGCTGATGCTAATTCTGCTATATCCCGTGACTCATCCGCTTGGTAAACCTTTGTATTGTGAAAATATACGTTTGGCGCTATAGCATTTCCAGCTTCATCCAAAATGTCATTAGAAGCAATCCAAGCATTCATATCTTGGGCCGAAGAGTCTTCTCTATCTAAACACTCAATAATTACTCTAGTTACATCAAATAGGTTAGTCAGATCTGGGGCATATATAAAATACACTAGCTGCTCACGCTTATTTCTATAAAAAGCATTAGGCCTAAATCTAATTAATCTGTCAAACATAATTACAGTAGCATTCGGGTTATTTTTGATATATATACTATCGTTATAAATGTCTTCTATGTTTATTGGGCTTTGGGCTGGGAAGAAAGGCTGAAATGGATTAGGCCCATCGGGGACTAAGCCAAATTCCTTTAGCTCACTATTTACAAAAGCATTTAGAAATGTTGGCGGGAAGCCAGTATTCAAATTAACATTAGAGACCATATGCCTATTCTACACCAATCTTTGCATTAATTATCCATTTATATCCAGTATCAATACCCTTGTTTTTGCCTGCTTTAGATCCCGCTTTAATATTTTTCTTAAACACCGTAGGCCTACTTATGTAGTCATAAAGACCGCTTGATTTAATAAAAGACTGCTTAAAATATTTTAACATAAACTCATCCATAATATTTTCAAATGATCCTTGGACATATTCTCCTCCAGGATTTCTAACAGTTACAGACCCTTTTGTAAATATAGTTTTGCCACCTTCATTAAATACTAAGACTGATGACTTTTTAGGTGATATGGTAACTGAAACACCTTCTTCCATGATTCTTGCTTTATTATAAAATGGAACATTGGCATCTTCTTGTAATGTTCTAGACTGCCTAAAGCTTGAATTAATTCTTAATCCTGACTTGCTAACTGTATATTCTAAATCAAATAATCTAGCTGATGGACTTCCAGTTTTATACCATTCATAAACATGGTGCAACGCATTTGGATTACCTCTTGCAGAAACATCTATATAGGCTGCTAAAGTTTCAATAACTCCTTGTCCAAGATTTTTTAAAAATAAACTTTTTCCTTTTTCAATTCCATCTAAAAATCCAATAGCATAATCAACAATGTTTGACATTTGTTTTTCAAATTGTTTTGTATTAGTTCTTGCTATCATTAGTCACTCACTGTTTGATTCTCTGTTCTACGCCAGAGCATCTTAAAATATTCAATGTTTCCAAATGGTCCTGTGAATGGCTCTACTGTTGCCATTTCATATATGGTTCCTTTGCCAGATCTTGGTCCTGCTGTTTCTTTATAAATCATTTCGTCATAAGCATTGCGAATATTAGTTACTAAAATATTAGTTATAGCATTTTCAGAATTGTTAGAAGATGTTCTTGGATCAGCCTTAGTTCTGGCAATAAGCTTATTTTCATATTGAAGAAATGTTTCTGGCTTAATGTCTTCAGTTCCTGCACCGCCAACACTTGTGGCATTACAAATTATTGTTCTATCAAAAATCCAAGTTTTAGTTGCTTGACCATACTGTGTTTGGTTAATGATTGGATAATATATATCAGCCTTCATTGGATACATAAAGTCTGTTTGTTCGCAAGAATCCATTATAAGACTCCTGGGCGGATAATCGTTTCTACGTATTTGTTAAGAATTTTATCTACCATAATATTACCAGTGCCTTCGATCATCCTTTTGTCATACTCAATTTTAAATTGGTCTGTGCTATAGTTCTTTACATACCTCTTATAATAATCAAGCTTTCCACATTTAATATCTTCAATTAATAATTTTGTTGCATCAGCAATGTCTACTGGAACTACTTTATACCCAGTTTCTAATAAAAATATACAGTCAATACCTTCTGGGAATGCTGCTGCTGGAACAATGGTTTGAACGTTTCCACTGTCTTCTGTATCAAATAAACTAATTGAATCTGAAGGTGCTACGGGTATGCTTGGATATTTTCTTTCTGCACGACTTAAAGAATCAACATATTCTATTGGATCTTTTGTAATAGCAGTTTTATCTTTGGTAATTATATAGTTATAATTTTTTAATGCTGGACCGTCTGTAGTATTGCTAAGGTCATATACCAACTCTGCATTTTCATATGCCTTTAAAATTTTATGTGTTTTTTTCCAAAGAGGTATATAGTCAGTTCCTTGCCCAACAACTTCTAAGTATGTTCTATTATAATAAAACCCACCAGTAATAGAATCAATCATCATTCTTGCTAAATTTTCATACTCTGTGTAGGCAGCAATATCTGTTGCTGTTCCAGAAGTAGCAAGTGTTACTGGATTTACATATGGTCTAACAATTTCTAAATTATCCTCAACTACAACATCTCCACGAACAAGCTCTGCTCCAGATGATCCAGCATCCTCATAAATAGTAAGCGCATAAGACTTATCATATTTTACAAAGTCTCCAGTTAAAGAATATACAATTTTTCCTTCTGAAGAAGATGTCACTCCAGATTCTGCGCTAATAAATACTTCAAGTTCTGTTTGCTCTGCCACGTCTTCAATAACAAGAATATAGTCTGCTAACTCATCTGGAACTGAATAGGTTACAGAGAGTGGATATGGAGGAATACGAAGAATTGTTGACATAATTATTTACCGTAGTATGAGGCTACTTCTTCAGGCTGTGCAATTCTGACTGCCTTACGAGTAATCCACTGTTCCGATGCCTCCTTTGAGACGATGTTATAACCAACCTTTAAATCACCTAGGCCATCCCAATATATATTTCTATCTGAGTATAGGGCTACTTTTTCTACTTGATCTTTAGGTTTTTCAGTATCTTTTGATACCGCTTTTTCTGTTGGAATAAAACTTGCTATAACTTCTAGAATTTCTAACTTAGTTGATACCCCAAATAAATCAATATTATTTTTCTTGGCATATGCCTTTAATGCCATTACGGTTTTTGTTGATAATTCTTCCATTGTTAAAGTCATAATACTCCAATACTCATTTGTAATTATACCAGAATATGACTAAGGGAGGACAACTTTTTAGGTTGGCCTCCCCTTGTCTTAATTGGTTATTGATTAGGAATCTGTTGAGTCTGCATCTGCGTAAGCAACTGCATCCAACTCTTCCCATTGAATACCAAATCGGACGAATACTGTGTATTCGATGGTGTCTTTCTTAGCACGATATTCACGGTTTACTGTGATATCACGTTGGAATCCCCATACACGGTTTGAAGGGAATGTCAAGTCGACATATCCTGCAGGGTAGTAAGGAACTTCAAGAACATCTACGCCAAGCACACGTGTTGTGCGTGAGTTGCCGAATGTCTGTGCAGATCCATCAAGATAGTCTTGACGGTTTGCTGGTGTTCCTGCTGTGCGAGTAGCAAATGCTTCTGCTACTGCGTCTGCAAGTGTTCCATTGTTCTTAACAATACCTTGGAATGCGTCTGTGCCAGCATAGAACTTAAGATTGCTCTTAAGTGCACGATACTTGCGTGGCATTGCCAAGATGATGCTTTGCATATTTGCTGTTGTCCACTCGTTATTAGCGACAGTAACTGCTGCTTCGTGAGCATCATTTCCTGCAACTTGATTAACTTGCTTAACGAATCCAGGCATAATTGAAAGGAATGCATCGTTACCTGAACCTACACCATTAATGGCAAGGTCTTCGATATCATTAGCAAATGCGTTGGTCATCAAGCGAACTAGATGATCTTCCAAAGCACCGCCTTCAATATTGTCTTCTAGTGATTCTGTAGAAACTTCCCAGTCAAGACGAATCTTCTTGGTTGTTAGCTCTACTTTTGTGAATGTAGCACCTGCGTTTGTGAAGTCAGGTTGTGCCTGAGCAGCAGCACGGATTACACGCTCACCAACGTTAACCTTTTCGATTTCCATGGTGTTTGCTCTCATTGTAACTCTACGTCCGTCTTTAGCGAGAACTGTTGCATCCCACACATAGTCGATGAAGCGACGAGCCTGCTCTGGTGCTAGAATACCACCTGGTGTTCCAGTTGGATTTACAGCGTTTGCACCTGATGTTGTTCCAAAGTTCGCTGTGGCAATGTTACCAAGCGAAGTAGCTGGAGATAGATTACCGTTTGCATCTGTTGTGGTTGCTGAACCGATTGCACCTGATGCAAAAGCACCATCGCCGTTGTGGGCATGGTTTTCGGTTGGGCTACCTGGATAGTTTTTTACGATATCTGTATTATTTTGTTCCGACATATTGTTCACCTCCTAGTGATTTTATATCTTAGTTGAATAGGTCGGTTGATTTGAGGAAACGACCGCCCCATAGGGATTTTTGAACCTTGGTAGGCTCAAACTGCACGATCTCGCCTAGATCGCCAGACTTGCGGAAAGCGGTGTCGTGCTCTACGGCATCTACTCGCTTACCAAACTCATTAAAGACACCCTTAACATTGTTAACTTCTCCAGATACGGCTTTAACCTCACTAGATACAGTGTCAATAGATTTACTTAATGCAGCAATTTGGTCATGTAGTGACTTTACTGTTGCTGCAAGATCGCCAAAGGCATTTGTAAGAGAATTTTTGATTTCAGCAACTGCCTCAACAATTACTTCATCAGACTTAGTTACATCATTTACGTCTGCAACCTTTTCTCCCTCTTCTGATTTCTCAATAGAAGAATCTGCACTACCATCAATTGACTTTTCTGCATCTGTAGCTTCTGCTACTGGTGCCTGGTCAACGACTGCAGGAGTTTCAATAACTTCTGCCAGTTGTGCCTCTGGAGCGACCTCAACATTTTCAACTACAGTATCTAATACTGCTCCTGTTGCTTCTGTCATAGGACTAACCTCCTTTGTAATCTTAATTGTGCTAATGCCTTT